CCAGGCGAAGGAGAATATGGATCAGTACCAACTTTACCCAAAAGACACTCTGATAGCCTCTATGGAAAATATGGAGAAGGTCAAACCCCCAATGATGCCATTCTAGGGCTTCATATGGATGGGAAAGCTCTTGATATACAAACTCCCGATCAACTTTGGGATTACATTAAAAGCCAATCTGACACAACGCTACGGGCTGAAAAAGAAGAAGCTCAACAAGATTCTGAACTTAAAAAGCTAGAAGATGCTCAAAAAGAAATAGAGGCCGCTAAAGACAATCCAGATAAACTAGCCGAAATTGAAGCACAAGTATTGCGAGATCATTTTGAATACTTGCGTAGGCGTAATCGTGGAGAAGGTGCATATACCGAGCTTCCTCGCATTATTTATGATGCCGCAATCAAGGTTGGAGATTCCATAAGGAAAGGAGCAACTTCTTTTAAGGATTGGTCTAACAAAATGATCTCCAGACTTGGAGAAGGTGTTCGTGACTTCCTCAAAGACATCTGGGCTGGCGTTCGGGACAACTGGAACAAAGATATTGGCGGTGGATCTGATACAGGCGGTCGTTCCCGTGAACAGGCACAGCGTGAAGCTGAAGCTAAATACGGCCCTAAAGCTCCTACTGATAGAGAATCATTTGCAAAGAAAGCCGCTGATGCTCTCCTAAAGGGTCGTGGTACTCCTATTACAGAAGAGGAGATGCAGAACATCCTGTCTAGGAAGTTCCCTGGCATTACCTCCCGTGAGGCATCTGATCTTTATGCTAGTGCTACAGGAACGCCAAAGCCTCCTGCACCTTATGCTGGTATTGCCGCCGAACCATCTGGAGAGAAAATTTCTCTGAAGAATGAAAATGCAGATGCAGAAACAAAAGCTCTTGGTCTTCCAGAACTTACTCAACAAGACGAGCAAGAGATGAATGCCGCAATGGATCGTGCTAAAGCCACAAGTGCAGAAGATCCAATGGCAGGGCAAAGATTGGCAGAATCTCTTATTGCAGATCCTAGAAGGTCATTAACAGGAGATGAATCGGCTTTGCTTTTGAAGCATAAGACTGATTTATTTAATAGCCTTAACAAAATGGCAGAAGGGCTTACAGAAGGAAGTCCAGAACAGAGATTTGAAAAGGGTCTTGCTTATGATAATGCAAGCAAGGCTTACCATGATCTTCTTCAAGCAATCAAAGACAGAGGAAGTGAGTGGGGAAGAGAAGGCCGCTGGAGGCAAGCATTGCTTCACCAAGATTACACATTTGCTACTCAAGAAAGGCTTGCTACTGCCGCAAAGAGAAAGCCCCTTACTTCAAATGAGAAAACAAAACTTGCTGAAGAAACAAAGCGTCTTACTGAAATTGATAAAGAGATAGCAGAGACACAAGAAAAAGAGGCAAACAAACAAGAGCAGAAAAAAGCAGAACAAGAAATTAAGAATGCTCCTCAAGTTGATCCTTATATTCAAAGCATAGTTGATCGTGTTAGAAAAAATGTTTCTAGTGCCGCTGATGCCGCAAGGGAGAGAATTAGACAAAGGAGAGCAGAGGGAAGGCTTTTTACTGGAGTAGATCCAACTGATATTGCTGATTATGCAATTATCGGTGCTGATCATCTTCTTGAAGGAACAACAAGATTTGCTGATTGGTCTTCAAAAATGATTGGTGAATTTGGAGAAAAGATTCGTCCTTATTTAGATGATATATTTAAGAAATCCAAAGAGTTTAATGAGAAACAGATTGATAAAGAATCCAAGGGTTCTAAATCAGTAAATAAGCGTGTTTCCAAAGCCGCATCTCCAGAAGAAAGGATTCGCAAAGGTCAAGAAACAAGGGCTAGAAATAGGCTTGAGCAATTAAAACAGGAAGAAGAACGCCAAAAGAAAGGTGATTTTAGCAAGCCTGTAAAGAAAGCTCCTATTGAGCCATCAGAGGAAACCAAAAGACTCCGCATTGAAGCTCAAAAGATCAAAGATCGCATTGACAAGCGTAGGGCTGATTTTGAAAAGGCAAATAGACCAGCAGTTAATAAAGTTCTTGATGCAATATCTGCATTGAATCGTTTTAACATTTTGAGTCATGTTACGGTTCTTGAGCATTTGGCTGGAGCCGCTGTCGAGAATATTGTTACACGACCAGTATCTTCTACTCTTTCTCAACTTTTCCGTTTCAACAAAACACTTGATGCCATTAGAAGGAAAGCTGTTTACGAAGGTGGATTAAGTGCAAAGTCAGAACTCAAGGGAGTTTTTGGAATAGCGACATCAGCAAAAGATATTTGGAATAAGTTGCTAAAAGGCAAAACAGATATTGATTGGCTATATGGAGGAAAAAATAACTATGCTCCTTCTTTTGTTAGGGCTGTTGAGAATATTCACGGAGCAATGAAAGAGCCTGTTCGACAAGGTATCTTCTCTCGTTCTCTACAATTACGCATAGATGCCGCTGAAAAAATGGGGCTAGATCCTACTAATGATGAAGTTCTTTATCAAATCCTAGCATCTGAAGCTGTTAATGATGCAAACATGGATATTTTCATGGGAGATAATTTTATCACCCGTGGAATTAGAGGTCTTATGCGAGGATTTGAAGCAAACAAACAATCGCCTCGCCTCGGAAAGTTTGTATCTGCGTTAATGGATATTGCCATGCCAGTTATGAATGTTCCGACAAATATCGCTATTAGGAAAATGCGATTAGCTGGTGGATTAATTGGTGAATTTCCTACTCGATTAGCAATTGCCGCAAAAGAAGGCAAGCTGGCAAACGGAGCAGAGGCTTTAACTACTCAAGAGGCAGAGCAAATAATGAGAGCATTCAAATATGGGACTCTTGGTATTGCAATTGGTGCTTATGCTTGGACTCACTCAAATCAATTTGGTGGCATCATAAACAATGTTGGCCCTAATGCCCCAGAAAACAAGGATCTCAAAAAGGGAGAAATGGAACTTGGGGGAATAAAGATTGCTCGTCCTTTAGGTCACGGCCCTGTTGCCACATATATGAACATGGTTGCTGATGCACGAAGGATGTATGATAAATCTGTTCGCAATAACCCAAACAGCAAGTGGAGTAGTCTTTCAGAGCCAGCTTTCTTTAGTATGTTTGTATCTGGACTAGGAAGTATGCCTCCAGCACAAGCCGCTACAAGATTCTTCTCCCCATTCACAACTGCTGGTCAGAAAGTTGGTCAAACTCTCCGTGATATGCTTATACCTGGAGCAGTTCAAGATGTAGCCGCAAAGATGGATACAAAGTCACAACCAAAGGATTTCATTGACATGATTGAGGCAGAGCCAATCAAGCGTTCTCCAAAAACATTAGAACAGGAAATCATGAAGGGAATACCTGGATTAAGACAAAAATTGCCAATGTCAAAACCAAGGGGTAGCCATGCAGGATCATCATCTTCAAATATACTTGGAGGATCTGTCGGTGGTCGTAGAAAGTCTGGTGACATACTATAAATTCCACTTGCCAACTTTCCCTAAATCGGAAAGTCTGTAGTTTCACTTCAGCAACCACATGAAAAAGTATAAGCGTGGAGACAAGCGAGAAGACGGCATGATCTTTTGGCAGTATGATTCACCAAATAAAGAAAGGTGGCTTACTGAAGAAAAGTACAAAGAAGTAAAAGATAGAGTTTCTATGTATTCCATGAAATACAGAGAAAAGCATTCAGAAAAAGCCAAACAAACTACCAAGGATTGGTATTATAAAAACAGAGAATATGCTATTGCATATAACTCTACCCAAAAATCAGAACGGAGAAAATCTGATGTTATTTATAGATTGAAATGCAATTTAAGTAGATCAATAAACAGGTCTATTAAAAATATGGGTTATCCAAAGAACTCCAGATCCATCAAAGTTCTTGGATGCGATTGGAATACATTCAAGAATCATATTGAATCCTTTTTCAAGAAGGGAATGACATGGGATAATTATGGAGAATGGCACATAGATCATGCAATTCCATTGCGTGTTGCCAAGACAGAAAACCAAATCAAAAGTCTAAATCATCATACCAACTTGCGACCCTTGTGGTCTAAAGAGAACTTGTCCAAAAACGACAATATAACTTTTGAAGCATTGTTGTGGACATTTTGCAGAAAACTGAATATCAAAGATTACTACAGCAACCACCAATATGTCTAAAAAGTACATCCTACCGCCTTCCCTTAAATACCCTTTCGAGGAATCCGAGTTCCCTGGTGATCTCAACCTCCGTGAAATCCGTGAGCAGGGAGAGAAGAACAAACTCCCAGAAGTCAGCTTCTACCAAGCTATCGTCATCGCCCTGCTAGAGCAGAGGAATTACTTTGTCGTAGAGACGCTACGATATGCCAAGAAGTACGGACAACTACCACAAGAAGATGGAAACGAACCAGCAATTAACGAATCTAATTCCCCCGAATCCGAGGGAATTAAAGCAGAAGCGGAAGTACCAGAAACGCCGCAACTCAAAGTCCTCCCAAAGCCAGAGGAAGAGCCAACCAAGCGATTCACCAAGACATATGGAGAAGAAGAGCAATCCTAATGATGCTTGGCTTGCAATCCTTTCGGGGCTTGCGGCAAGTGGCGAGCTATCTCCAGAGACGCTTGGTACAAAGGGTGGAGTTGATCGGGTTAAGGTTCTCGCTACTCATGCCGCTGGTCTAGCCAAAGTCTTTCATGCCGAGTTCGTGAAAGCCAATGCCTAGTGTTCATGTCAATACAGGACGCTATGGCGACATCATAGCCTTCCTTCCTGTTCTTCTAAATGAGTATAAAGAAACTGGCATAAATCCTCGTCTGGTAATTGCCAAAGAGTATGCGGACATTCTTGATGGTGTTAGCTATGTTGATCCTCTTGTATGGGATGGAGCGTTTGAGGATGTATCTGGATCAATCCAATTTGCGAAACAATTCACAGATGATGTCAAAACCTCTCAAGTGGTTGGCATCTCCGATGTAATCGTTAGCCAAGTCTATGGCAATAGCCATGCCCCCAAGATTGTCTGCGATTCTTTCCTCAAGGATGCTTGGAAGCTGGCAGATAAGCTAGATCTCTGGCCTAGTCAGCCGCCCTTGGTATTTGATAGGAGGGATAAGAAAAGAGAACAAACTCTTACCAAGGGTCTTGGTAAAGATAAGCCTTGGCTTGTGGTAAGCACAGGAGGGGTGTCATCTCCTTTCCCTTACAGCGATCTGCTATGGGAAATCCTTAATCATTCCCTGCCAGAGTTTCATATCGTTGACCTAGCCAAGATAAAGGCTGAACGGATGTATGATCTGCTTGGAATCATGGATCATTCTAATACAGCGGCAATGATATTGACTGATAGTGGCCCCCTACACCTCTCATATGCCTCTACAAAGCCTGTTCATGCTCTAGTGGCAGATTCTCCTAACCTATGGCATGGCACAGCATGGCGGCCATCCTATGCGTCCTATACACGCTACAAGAATTTCCCAAGAGAAATAACTAGGATCTTGGATCTGATCCGTAACCCTCCCGTAAAGCCAAAGTATCCCAATATCATCCATGTTTATCAGCGTACTCCTTGGGAAAGTGGCGAGGAGAAGCGTAGGAATGCGGTAGCAAAGAAGACATGGGATAAGATCGGTTGGGTTGATCTAGGGTTGGATGACTCCTGTTTTGTAAGAAACTCATCCAATGTCATACCTAATGAGAAGAAGAATATCCCTATGATTAAGGATATGATCCGAATGGCTTGTATTGGTAGAGAGGATCGTGATGTGATCGTGCTAACCAATACGGATACTTGTGTTGCATCTAACATAGTTGAGCGGCTTGTTGGCAATATGCCAGCGTATGCATATCGCTATGACTTCAATAAAATAGATGGGCCTATTCCAGATGATGAGATTATCTATGGAACCAAGTATGCAGGGTGTGATCTCTTTGCTTTTAGAGTTGGTTACTGGCGTAGAAACCATCACCTATTTCCAGACATGGTTCTTGGGAGGGAATCATGGGATAGGATCATGCGAGAGTTGTTTAAGTTATCCCAAGGGAGAGAGCTTTATAGTGCAATCTACCATGAGAAACATGATTCCTTTTGGGAGAGTGCTGTAAATATCAATAGTGATCCCTCTAATTTGAGGAACAGAATGCTTGCTAGGAAATGGCTCCAAGAGCGGAATATGCCACTAGAGGAGTTGGAATCAAGGAACTACGAGGGAAAGTTTAAGAAGATAACAAAGAAGCGTTAAAAACATCCCCATTGTTTAGCCATTGCTTTGGCTATCCCTGGATAAGTTTTTGATCGCTCTTTCCATCTTGTGGGTGATGGCCCTAATTTGTTTTGACCGCTTGCTGTCTGATTTTCCCATCTGCCAGATTTTGGCAATTCAATAATATCGGTTGAAAGAAGGGGCGGCATATTCTTTAACCACAAACAGGTTTTCTTGCTTTCTGGATGTCCATGCTCCCAAGGGTGAATAATGCAATCTGGTTTTCTTATTCTAGTAGAGATTACGCCCACGGGATTTTCTATTGCTATTCTATGGATTGGAGCATCCATTAACATTTTCACAAATTGAAGAGCATTTTCTGTAAGTTGTGGATCTCTTAATCCTCGTTTTGTCCAATGCATTCCAGATACACAAAGATATGTGCAGGGTGGAAAAGCAATCATCATATCCCATCCATCATTTATGATGTCTTTTATGTCGCCTTGGTAATGTTTGCCTGGAACATCTGTTGGCAATAAATCACAAGATGTTGCGTCCCATCCTTGATCCTTGAATGCATCTCTTACACGACCAGAGTATTCACAAGCTACTAAAAGTCTCTTCATCTTACTCTCCTTCTTTATCCTCTGGAACTATAACGCATGGCGTTATACGATATTCTGGAACTTGTGGTTGGGGATAGATCGTATAATACGCTCCTGCATCTCGACCATCTGTTGCTGATAGGTTGGCAACATAGATCGTCTGCATTGGTATTGGCTGGATAGGAGCGAATAAAGATCCTGCTGTTACAAGTGGAATTAATGGGTTCATGTTGTTGCTTATTATAGTTCTGATAGTGCTTTTAGAAGTTTGTCTCTTTCTGCTTTGGTTTTTGCATGTTCCTCCCTTTCAATGCACAAACTTGATCTAATTATTCCTTTTTGAATATCTTCGCCAGTTCCGCAATACCATACAAAAGCCTTTCCAGTTGCTTGAATGAATGATTGCGGAGCCGCATTGCAGTAATCACAACTATGATGAATTTCTTTCATAGTTTGTTTTTGTGGTTTACGCTACTCATGTGCCAATTGCCTCGCTCAATATCACATTCATAGGCTCGTAGGAATCCCGTTCCTCCGAATCCCTGTTTCAGCCTGTGCTTGATAGCGGCATCACATTTTGATTCAGAAGAGAAAGCTGATTTGCCACAGGCACAAGTCTTGGGCTTATCACGGCCTTTGATTAGCCCCATCTCTAGGGCTTCTTGCTTGTTAATAGGAGGTAGGTCTGGAGTATCCATGCCTAGTTCATTAAGTATGTTGTCTATTGCTGATCTCATATTCTTTTGAATCCTTTGTCGCTGTAATGCCAATCTACTTGTTCAAAGTATTCGCACTTGTCCTGTCCTTCTTCTGGCTTGAAGTCAGAATAGTATTGGTACTCTGATGCAGGGGCTAGATACCTCCAGCATTGCATATGCGATGGGCAATTTGTGTTTTGGCATTTAGATATGTCTGTCATTGGTTGATTTCTTTCTTTAGATCGCTCAAATCTTTACATGACTTCCTTGCATCTGCTGGTGTATCCCAATCCATGATGCGATTAGCAATGTCTATGGCCCTAGTAAGTTGACCTTCAATCTTCTTACAAAGATCATGGCAAGCCGCTGTATCTTCCCAATGAGGGTTTTCAATCCAATTATGGCGTAATGCCTCTCCAAACTTATCTGATCTTGGAGTATCTGATTTAGATGTCTCCACAAGGAAGTCACCTACAAGTTGTTTGATTTCCTCACTCATCTAGTGCGGCTATTATTGCCTCGCTGATCTTTAGAGTCTTGCCTAAAGAGTTAAGAATCTGGATCTCTGATAGAACCGATTCAAGATAGGCTATACGCTTCTCTAGGCGTTCGATAATGTCTTCTTCGCTCATGTCGTTCATAGTGATTTTAGGTATGCTTGCTGGATGTAGGTTGGATCTTCTCTGAATTGCGTGGCTAGGATACAGGGAGGATAGCCTTCTTGGGCTTTCCATGCCTTGTAGTGATCGTAGTCAACTTTTCTTGTAGGTGTAATTAACTTTGGTTTGGGCTTTACAGGCTCCAAGGGTTTCTCAACCTTGTTTAGCCAGTTAATTATGAATCTCTTGGTCTTCTGACGGCGAGGATTAATGGATAGCCAAGCGTCAATACGCTTCATCTCTGTGGCTAGATCGACCCAAGGATAAAGATCCTTGAGAGATTCCATCCACTCTTGATCGGTTGGCTTGGTCTTGGTTGCCTTAAATGGGCGACCACAACAGGGACAGATGTCGGGTTCAGAACTGCTCATATGACCATTCCTTTTTTTTGTATTGGACTCCCACAAAGGAAAACCAAGGATGGTTCTCGGCGGCTACCTTAATCTTTACTCTGCCAGTTGATTGCCAAAATCCTTTAACTTCATGGAACTCTATTGTTCCATCGGCATTAATGATAAAGAAGTCGGGAAGGTAGCTTGTCAACTTGGCTAGTTTTAGATTGATAGCCTCAAATCCGTAGTGGTGGATCTCTCCTGCTTGTTTGCGTTGTTCGAGAAGAGCGGCATAAGCTTGTTCTGTCTTGTTCATCGTACCAACAACTCGCCTGGTCGTGTTTGCCTTTGCTTTGAATTTTCTCATATTATTTATCCCTGCCAAACTATTTCTTGTTTTGACTTTTGATATTGTTTGATCTTTTTAATCTCTAGCTCCGCATGATGGAATGTATCCATATAAGTAGGGCTTTTAATTGGGCGATGAGTTAGCCAGAAGCATAACCACTTTTTTTGGATAAAATACTGATTGCATCTTGTTTTTATGATTCTAAATTGTGATCTCATTTAGGTTCTTTGCATTTTCTGCAATAGGATTCGTGGTGGTAATGAGTTTCGGCTTTTAGCTTCTGGATCTCGTCTCTGATTTCTTGAATTTCTACAGACATTTCATTTATGCACATTGATATTCGGAACCATTGATGATCATCTTTAAGCGGCATCTCCTCCTGCTTTGGGGCATTATTGGGGCATAACGGGCGGCGGGTGCGAATTTTTGTTATGTCGCATTTCTCTCCGATCCATCCGTGAGGAACTTTGATCCACTCGCCTAATGAGGTTGGGTTGTATTCATCGTATGCCCCGATCACCTCGTCATAGCCCAACTCTCGCCAAGCGGGAGCGGGTTCAGGGCATATAGTCTCGTAAGGATGAAGCGTGTGCTTGGAATGGGGTTGTCCACAATTCTTGCACACCCTCTTTGTTACTGGTTCGGTGCTTTCGATCTTTCCGAAGCCTCCGTACCACTCGTCCATCGTTGCCCCGTCTTGGGTTTCCTCTGACGCGGGGGCGAGTTGGTTCACTTCCTTGCATAGATCAGCAAAGTCGTTAGCGGCTTTCAAACGATCCTCAAAATGCCAGTCGCAATAATCTTCGCTGTTAATGAAAGCCAGCTTCCGTAGGGTTCTTGCAATCTCAATAGCTCGGTTCAGAAGCTCCCTGAGCCTTGCGACCTCGTTGTCTAGTACGTTTCTATCCTCGATCATGGTGTCTCTTGATTCAGTCATGTTTTCTAGCAGTCTACAGAACCTTGCGACCTCGGCTTCTAATTTGAGATTCATCTCTCCAACTGGTTCACACGCATAGCATGACCCTTGGCATCCTCGTTTAAGGCGATCAATTTCCTCACGGAGCCTTGCGACCTCGTTGTTGGTTTCTTTGCTCGTTGTCATATTTACCATGATATGTCCTCCATGTTTTCCAAATCCTCTACCCGATTAAAGATAGTGCTTGGGTGTTTTAGATACTTATGTGGTGTCATCCAGCAATCTCGCTGGCCTTCACTACTCCTAAAGAACTCGTCTCTCCTTGTTTCGTGACCATATAGCCAGCCAACAATAAGAGCCTTGTTTCCATTAGTCATTACCTTCACATACTTTCTATCTGGACTATCATCATCTCTCGTAATGAGGGTTAGATTCTGATCAGATGTCCTAACTTCAATATCCTCAAAGCAATCGGGTATGCCATGAAAGGTATTGACCTGTGGAATGAAAAACCGATCAGCAAACTTGGCAAAGGCAATCTCTCCTATCGCTCCTATGATGGAATGATTAAGGATTCCTAACTTATTACGCTTCATGGTATAGGTGTGATTCCTCTTATCCAAAGATGAGCAAGTCACTTGGAGTAAGGCAGAATTAACAGCGGCATGAAATTCAGTTGGAGATAGATGAATCTCTACTGGATTTATGTCACTCATTAAATCTAGGAAAGTTAATCGTTCCTACTTCTGTTATGTTGTGACTCTTTTTATTAGAAACAACTTCTAAAAATGGCTTGGTTTTCTTAACAGATTTTACTCCTGCCATGAATGCCTCCATGACCCGATCCTCGATAGAAGGGATTCGATTCCCTTCCATGAGTAAACGGATATGTTCAGTCTCAAGGTATTTATATGCTTCTTCTGGGTATTTCATTTTACAAGTCCTGTTTCGTAAGCAAGTTTATCCATCTGTGACGAGAAGATATAAGAGAACTTATACCCATCTACTATTCCATTTTCATTTTTAGCGTTCTGCTCTGCATAGGCTTCAGCTTCTTTGATTAGCTTGTTACGCTTGCGGATGTAATCGCAATTATGCCATTCGGGAATGCGGCTATACTCATTTCCTTTAGAGTCTTTAATCTCTTGGCAAGAGCAATAGGCAAGGATGCCTTTAACTGGTTTCATGGTGGTTGCTGTGGTTGCTAAAGGTTAGAAAGGAATCGGCCCATCATCTAGATCGTCTCCACCCCAAGTATCCTGTGGCTTCGGTGCTGGCTTCTCCCTGTTCTGGAATGCCTTTGCTGGCTTGATCTTGTCTCCCCATCCAGATTGAGTGCTTCCTGCCTCATCCTTGACCTTGTAGTTGCCAATGATCTCGGATTTTACTCCTGCGTCACGCTGTTCCTTGCTCAAGCTATGCTTAACTGATCCATCGTTATCGTATTGATCTTTGCCATCACGATTGGGCCAGCAGATTAGGTTGAGGAAAACGGCTTTACTGCCATCCTTTTTTGTTACTTCCTTGAGGAGTGACTTGTCAATTTTGGTTACATCTATGCTTAATGTGAACATGGTTTTGTTTGGTTGGTGGTTTTACTGCGGTTGATATGGTGTATGTTTATCTTCTTCGTTAATGAATCCCTCTCCCACTAGATAACGGAAAAGGTTTTGGAGTTCTTGCGGCGTGAGCGAGCCATTATCCACGGGATAAGCGAAATAGTTGCCAGGGTAATACATGACAACAAACTCACGCCCCTTAAACTTAATCCATAATGCTCTTGCATCTTCGGGGTATTCATTAGCGGTCACGGGAGATTGAGGGTTCCGATTCTTTTGTCTCAATGATCCAGCCGAGGATCTCGTCAAGTGCGGCTTTAGCATCCTTTCCCTTGATTCCCTTTGCTTTTGCGTATGCTTTCTCCAATGACGATACGCTAATCTTTGCACAATCCATGATAGAATCATGTGAAAGTACGCCAGACAATGCAGATATAGCGGCATTGGTATCTGTGACATTACGAATTGTACGCCCTTTTGAGAGTGATAATCCAGCAATTTGAGATCCTGCCATGAGCCGTGACTTGAGTTCCTTTCGGATCTCATCAATGAAATCCTCCACAATGAGAGCCTTCGCATCCAGAGATGCTAATTCCTCATTAGATAGAGTAGATACGGCTACGCTAGAGGCTACCTGTAGGGTGGTTGTAGCGGCTTGAGCATTTCCATAAGCGTCTGGACATATGCCTTTAGCACGACACCATTTACAAGCATCTGGAGAAGGGTTTCTTGGAGCATTAGGGAATGATGAAGCATGAACGATGCCAACAATCTCCTTCTTTGCGGCGGCAAGTTCCTCCTCGTTGTATTCAGCAATGGTTGTCCCTCCTGCAAGGGGTTGGATAATGCTTACAAGGATGGTTTTGAGTTCGGGGAATGCGTTTTTTACCAAGACGGCATAAGCCTTCAGTTGGGTATTCTCACTCGCTTTACTCTGTGCTGTCCTTCCTGTTTTGTAGTCGCTGACGATTGCTGTCTCTTCACCAAAGAAGTCAATGCGGTCGATAGCTCCAGAGAATAGATCATCGTACCAAAATCGCTCCTCTACAACGCTCTTGGTTATTGACCCTAGATCCAGTTGTCGGATCATGTCGGAGTATTCGCTCAAGCATCTAGTGGCGATCTCTTGGCCCTCTTCGGATAGTTCCTCAAAAGGTTTCTGATCGGCTAGGACGGCATGAATATCCGTACCTAGCTTCATGTATTGATTCTCTTCCTGTTGGGGAAGTGTCTGCTCCAAGTTCCAAGAACCTGGGCATAGTGCAAGTCGGCTGAATCCGCTTGCCGATGGCTTTCCGTTGCGTTCGTCCATATTATTCAACCCTCCAAACACGGGTTCCTCCATTTTCGAATTTGCTAGTAAATTTGAATCCTGTTCTTGCATGTGCACATTGAATTGAAGCGGTTAAATTTGGTTTTGGAGCAAAAAAAGAATCTCCTATATTCATTAAATCAAAAGGGTATTTTGTTCTTTTTAATTCTGGAATAGGTATTCCTTTATCTATTTTAATCATATTAAAGAATTGGCTTGAATGCCTTTACATCGTCCCATTTCTCAATGAGTCGGTTCATTACTGGTTCGGATAGCTCCCAAATCCTTACGCTACGATCCTTGACTGCCTTCTTTGCGATAAGAAACTCCATGATATGCTCTGGAGAAATCTTGTCGGTATCCATCATGCTTTGGAGCATATCCATTACAGATTGGGGAAGCTCCTTCACCTCCTGCTTTTTAACTACTGGCTTCTCAACTTTAACTGGCGGCTTGGAAGCAATCTCCCCATCGTCGTCATCGTCGGCGGTGATTCCTAGAATGGAACTAATGGCATAGCGTTTGGCATAGGTCAAAGCTGATCCTACTCCCTGTGCTGATTGATCTTTAAGCGGCAATAGAAGGGTGCTTTCCCTTGTCTCGCCAGACTTGTGAATGATCCTTGTGACAACTCCAGCCTTCCCATCTTCAAAGAGGGGTTCCTGTGAGATTCCAAGGCCGTTAGATGCCATGATAGGACGAACATCGTCCAGAATAGCGTCTAGTGATGCGTAGCGGTTCTTAAAATGCGGATTGACTGCATTCTTGGCTACGTTGCGGAGTTCCCCAAGTGCTTTAACAAATGAGGCGTTGAGTTGACTAGCGGTGTTGTTTTCGTTTATGTTCATGTTGGTTCCTAGCGTGGTTGCTGAACTAAAAAGTGGCGTAGGAGTTTGTTCATGGCTCCTACGCCACATTTGTTTTAGTATCCTTTCTTCATGCCCTTTTTAGGCATGGATTTCTTGGTTTCCATCTTCTTGCCCTTCATGGGCTTGCCTTTGGCCTCTGCCATGACTTTCTTTGCGGTGGTCTTTTTCATTTGCGTTGTTTCAATTAGGGTGTGATTTTTTTGTGGCTTGGTCTGCAACTTTGTGCGGATCAGATTTTTGATTGCGTCGAGCATTAGGAAGCGGATGTTTCAGTCTCGGCGGCGGCGGCATCCTGCTTGTTGCCTCCCGTGACGAGTGCGTGTACTTGCTGAAGAAGCTCAAGGTCAATGGTTCCGAGTGCGGAAGCGATCTCTTGGGCTGTTTGGTTCAATGTGACTAGGTTCGTTGACATGGTGTTTGTTGGTTGTTGTTTTGTTACTTGCATCCCCAAGCCCTTAATGACTTGTTGATGCGAGAATTTGGATCTTTAGCGGTTTTGGAACTGGTTAGCTTTGAACGCATCCCTTTCATCCTGGAACAGAATGACTTCTTTCTGGCGGCATCCTTTTCGGTTTTAGGGTGAGGTGCTGGCGGCTTTAGATGACCTCCAGTTGCCTTGTTATAGGATGCTCTTCCCTTGGCGTTGAGTCCTCCCTTGGGGTTTTTACCCTCCTTCCGTGTCCATGCTTCAGACATATTATTTTTTCTTTGCGGTTTTGGCTGATTTACGGAAAGCGGCGGCGGTAGGTGCTCCCTTGCTACCTGGCTTTCTCATGTGTTCTCCAGAGCCAGCGGCGATTCTAGCTCTCTTCTTTGCGATATTGGCGTATAGTCCTTGTTTCATTATGCGGCGGCGGCAAAGTGGCGTTCGACGATCATTACCATGTATTGTGACATGGATCGGCGTTCCATAGAAGCGGCTTCTTTCACTTTCTGCTTTAGTTCAAGTGGGAAGTAGAGTCCAAGGAAAGCATGGGTTTTCTCGGCGGCGGCGATGTCTGTTGTGGTTGGTTCGGTTGGTGTTGTCATGGTTGTTAAAGTTGGGAAGTGATGATTGCATCTGCTGAAAGCGGATACAAGGTTATTTTCTAAAAAGTTTGTGCTTGAGTTTCGGTACGGATAATAGATGGCCCTGCTTGTCTAGGTGCTTTAGGAAGCTATACCAGCATAGCATTTCCTTGTGGCCTATAGAGTCGTGAGCTAGGTATCGGTGGAGAGAGATAGGTTTCATGAAAAGTATTCAATGCAGTATTCAATATCCACTTCCGTTCCACATTCGGGACATTCGTAGGGTTCTACTTCGGCGGGATCACCCTGGATAGCATCTTCCATCCTTCCGTTCATGTTTCTGTCTGGAGTCGGCGGTGTGTAGTCAACCTCAAACTCGCATTCGCATTCTTCGTTTTTACAGGTATAGTCGTGTTGCATTGGTTTAGTTATTGGTTGCTGTTTGCTGGCTGTTTTCTTTGCGTTTCAATTCCTGCAAGTCAAGATTGGCATTAAGGATTTTAACCTCTAGTTCTAGGATACGGATCTGATCGGCGATTGAGTCAAGGCGGCGGTTTGTTTCATTTCCTGGTCTGTAATTCAGACAAAGGTCTGCTATGTGTTCTAAATCATCGTTTTCCATGTCGTCGGCGTTGTTATTGGTTAATGTTGAATATGGAATCTAGTCGGGTGTGTGTTTTAGATTGAGCGGCGGCGGTATCGTTTGCAAGAGATTTCAGCTTCTTTTTTATCACAAGTAGTTCGGCGGCGATTTCTCTGGCCCTGGCGGTGCTGATCTCTATGGTTGGATTGTTGAAGCGTTCCGAGCCTTTTATCAGAGTATAGAAGAGCGGTTCTATGCTGGTAATGAGTCGGTGCGTATCAGTAATCAAGTCGGCGGCGGCGGTGTTAATGGTTAAGGTTTTTTAGGTGTTGGTGTTGGTTTCATTAGGGCATCTTGGAGCCAAGAGAAGCCTGTGTTATTGGTCGGCGGCGGCGGTTCTGCTGGTAGCTTTTCCCCTGCTAGGTTGAAGGGCATATCTGTCTCGGAAATGAGTTGGAACTGATCCTGGGGGCGTGGTTTTCTTTTCATGGTTCGGCGTTGGCGGTTAAGATTCGTAAGCGGCAAGGTAGTTCCGTAAGAAGTCGGGGAGATTGTTACCCGTGAAGAGTGCGGCAATCTCTTGGGCTTGTCTTTCGGTTATGTAATAGCCTAAAAAGGCGGCTTCTAATGTGATGTTATATATATTCATTTATTTCTCCTTTATTGTATGGTTTTCAGTTGTGAGTTTATTTTTTCAATCTGTCCGTTGATCGTGTCGAGTTGGCAGAGAATCCTTGTGATGATGTCGTCTAGCGTTTCCTGCGGCTCCATGGGTTCAAAAAATGAGTCTTCATGGTAGGTGTGGGTGTCATCTCCTGGGCAATTATCTTTTGGGATAATGTGGAATTTCTTTTCATATCCGCAATTTTTGCAGAGCGTGTCCATGTTGTTTAAATGGTTGTTGTGGTTGTTTTGGTTGTTCATAGTTTCAGCAGTTTGGCATGGGGTGAAGTGTTCCGTTGCTCCATTCGATTACCTGGCAAGGGTGATAGGCTAGGAAGTGCCGCATTTTTTGGGCTACCTTGTTCCTGCATCGGTGCTGATGATCGCTCAAGAGCAAGCGAGGGTTGGTCACTCTATTGTAGATGCTGGCGGCTTTCTGTGCTGTTTTTAGGGTCATATTTTTATGAGTTGAAGATTAAGGCTGTTAAGATTAGGACAAGGAAAGCAAGCACTAGGCAAAGGCCAAGAAACTGCGTGACCTGGCGTTCGTGCTTCTCTTGGCGATACTCGACAAGGGCTGGTGATGGTGAGGTGAAGTTTTCCATAGTTATTGCTCCTCAAATCCGTCGAACCATACACGCCCGATTCCTACCTCTTGGGCCGTTTCATCTGAACAAGTGCGAGAAGATGTCTCGGGATTTTGGCAATGCTCTTTTGCTTCTGCAAGCGTCAGCCCCGTGGCAATCACTTCACGATCTCCGTCAAAGAATCCTCTGATGATTTTATATGTGCTCATATTTTTTTCTCCTTTTTGATTAAATGTCTTCTTCTGTAAATCCTGCAATGCTCATTGCATCCCAGAACATAGCTTCACAAGCTCCGTTATCTTTGGAATCACTACAAGGTTTTCCAGTCTTTGCGCTAATCTCATTAGCAACGGCTCCGTTGCCATTAAGCAGTTCTCTTGTATTGGTGAGTGTAGAAAGGAAACAAGGGCCAAGGAAGTAATCTTCGGAGAGTTTGCTTCCCATGATTGCTTCATGTGCTTTGGCGTAGCGAATGAGAGAATCCAATATGACGATCAACGGCTCTGTGCCATTCATTCCCAAAGAATGTGTCTTGTGTGCATTTGTGCGCTCTGGAACCTTTGCGAATGCTTCGCAAGTCTCGGGCTGATATTCGTAGTTGTGTGCGGTATATGTTTTCATTCTGTGTGCTCCTTTTTTGGGTTGGGTTGGGGTTTACATGGATTTTGCAAGTAACTCGTGGGCTTTAATTGTCCAGAAGTTGCCAGCGATTTTTTTGGTGAGTTGTGGGGAACAGTTCTTAATATGCTTCGCCCATTGTCCGACTCCCATAAAGGTCGCAGGATTTCCCTTCCATACTCGGAGATGTCTTTCCGTCATTTTGAAGTATTCACGGGCTAAGAGTTCTGCTTTTTCGGTGTTGTTCATGGCGTGCGTGGTGTTGGTGTTGGTTGGTTGGTGTCGTTATGACAAGGGAGACTCTATGCAATTCTTTCAACCTTTGCAACATCTTTTTACAAGAAAGTGAAAGATTCTTTCATCCAGTATCCATGCACCTCCGAGCGTAACAGACTGCAAGACATCATCAATCTTCTATCACTTGCAAGACATAGCAAGAGAAAGAAAACATCCAAGAATGATCAGAATAGAATTGACAGAATCACCCTTCACCTGCTTAAAATTACTTATCCGACAAGGATCTCGATCCCTCTACTTCTTTCCCTAGGCCATCCAGTAATTTATCCGACCAGTTGACAAGGTGGATCTCCCTAGGTAAAAACCATCTTCCCATGAGCAAGCCATTAAATACCAGACAACGCAAGTTCGTTGAGTTCTACGCACTAAAAGGTTTATCCATCGCCGAATCTGTTAGAAGAGCAGGATACAGCATCGCTTCGGGTAAAATAGAAGATGCAAGCTCTTATGGATGCAAACTTCTGAGACAGGACAGGGTTAAAGCCTATCTTGCCAAGTTAAAGGAGAAGCAGTTCAAAGAAGATGCTCTCTCATTCGCTGAAAAGCGGGCTTTCCTGGCGCGAGCCGTCCGAGCTGATGCGAGCAAAGCTGATCCTGATTTAGTGCAGGAAGTGAGAGAGGAAGTCGATCAGATGGGGAATGTTAAGCGTGTAGTTAAGTTGGTTAATAAGTTGGACGCTTTACGAGAGGATAATGCCATGTCAGGTGATCGGTTCTCGGATAGGCAACCGCAAGCGAGTAATCCTTTCTTGTTCCTTGTGACGGCTTTCAAGGAGCAAGTCGATGCCTTACAGCAGGTCGAGCGAGTAGCGTTGCCAGCACCAGCACCATCGACGATCAGCATAGATGCCGAGCTGGTCGAGTAAGCCAGCCTTGCCAAGCTCCAGGGAAAGGCTAGTCCCTTCATGGTAGGATCTCCCACAAGGAATCTCTTACGGGTGGCCACCCTCCCACCATCACATTTTATGGCGATGCGTATATGCGACATGGGCCAACCAAAAAAAATCCAGTATGGGAACTTTCCCTATTAAAAGATCATTTTAGCCTTGACTGTATGATGGTTGATGGGATAGGAATGTATTAATGACGATGAGATACCCAGAGAGTGACTTTACTAGGCCGAGTATTATGTTGTTGAGGTCGCTTGTGCATGAGTTGGGGGAGGGGGTGAGTAAGGAGCCTGGTGGGTATGGAGGGTTGAAGATGGAGAGGAAGAGGTTGGGAGATATTTTGAAAGAACATATAGATGATCCTAGACTTTCTGATTGGGATAGGGATATGATTAAGGGACTATGAGTGAAGGAGAATTTTTGATTACATTGTTGAATGCGGCTACGATTGGTCATGTGTTGCATTTGCAGAGTCGGAGTTATGCAGAGCATAAGGCGTTGAATAAGTTTTATAGTGAGTTGCCAGACTTGGTTGATAGTGTGATTGAGGCATGGCAGGGAAGGCATCAAGAGTTGGTGCAGTATCCAGATCAGATGGTTGAGGTGAGTGAGCATAAGGATTCTTTGGAGTATTTGATGTTCTTGAAGATACTTGTTGAGGAGGATCGTTATGTGTTGGGAGAGGAGAGTGAGATTCAAAACTTGGTGGATAATGTTGCGGCATTGATTGATTCTACTATTTACAAGCTGACGTTCCTCAAGTAAGATTTTCTTAATAGAACCAATTAAGCCTCTCAAAGATGCTCAAACAAATTGGTCATTATTTGCCCCACTCCCTCTCCGTGATTGAAAGGTTGCGTGAAGGTCAAGGCAAGGCAATCCCGTAGGCCATAACTGATGGACGCATCAGAACGGGTAAATTTACATAATTATACCCCTCACGCCTCTGCCTGTGAGCAAGCGCACCAGAGGGGTTCTTATTTATAAAGAACTACTAAAACGTTTACAATTAGTAGTTGGATTAACCTCATGGGGGATTATCCCAGCATCCGCTAATCAAACTATGCTACACTTCCAGACTGCACGATAAACAAGACGAGTGTAGTAGAACGAAGATATGTCTGTAAACTGCTACATCTGTCCTTTTCAGAAGGATAAGTTATTGAAAAAGCGTCCTTTTATAAAGCCTTTGATTGGCTACGGGACATGGGATCGAACCATGACTAGGAGAGTCAAAGTCTCCTGTGCTACCTTTACACCATCCCGTATTAATGTTTGCGAGGACGGCCCCTGTCCCTTGGGACATTGACCCTTTCCCGCCATGCTACACGCCCGTAAATCGTTTTGATTGCTATCTCCTCTGGCATATCAAGGATCTGGGATTTAAGGCGTTTCTGGTGTTCTTGATCTAGTTTACCAACCAAGACTCCATACTCTTCTCCCTGCCATGCTTTGTGCAAGGCTTCTTTTAGAATTTCTTGTTGATTCATTTATTTTACAAAAAAGTGTTGACTGGCTGAAAAAAATCGCTAGAAGGGGTGATGTATGAATAACCTATTCAATACAACTACTACTCTTGAGAAAGAGTGCAATGAGTGCGGTGGAACGGGCCGTGATTGGTATGATGACGGCATGGGTGAACCATGCTGGAAATGCCAGGGAACGGGTCACATTGCCACTAATGAAGGGAAAGCTATCCTTCAGCTTATTGCCCATAATCAAGGTAGCCTGTTGCAATTTGCTTAACGCTTCTTTTTGAGGGCTATTAAAAAGCCTTCAACTAGATACCCGATGAGGTAAGCCAACGCCTCGTCACAGGATTCTTTTTCTTTTACACCACATCTTTCTAGGATATGGGTAGCCACATGGACACATTCGTGAGTTAGGTTTGCGATCCACTCTGGTGTTAGACTCCATTTGGAAAGAAATATAATCGGAGGGCATGAGCATACTGTACAACCATCTGCTGTATCTAATGGCTCAACAAGTTTTGTAGATCCTGTAGGAAATTTTGTCTCAAGCCATTTCTCTGCCTGTTCTCTATTTACAGGCCAAACAATCCAACAGCCCGATCTCCAGACTTTAGCCTCAAGATAAAACTCGTTGATCTTCACAGTAAGAAGTAATGAGGTTTTTCTATCCTTCTGCCATTTTCATAAATTATGAAATCTTGTTTCTCACAAATGTTGTTGGCAATTGCCTTTCTTAACCAAGAAAGTGTTTGGCTTTTACCAAGCTCAAGCATCTTTTCTATATCTTCCCTAGTTTTCCATCCTTCTGGGATTTCCATTTGATTATCTATAAGTGCGTTTTTCCAACGCATTGCTTCATCTACAGAAGCAATAAGATCAGCTTCGGATGGGTCGAGTTTCTTTTGGCTCATACTGGATTAGTTTGGTTGCTGGTAGTTCGCCTTCTTCACATCCACGCCAATCGAGGATGCCGATGCCAGGGCGACAAATGGCATCTCCTACAACTTTATGTGCATATCTGGTTAGCAACTGCCAAGCAGGAGTAACCATAAATATGCCAGCACCATCATTAAAGATTCCTCCCGTGTGTCGATGGCCTCGTAGATAAATCCGTGGAACCCTATGACCAACACGGGAGTAATTCTGTCGGGCATTGCCCATAGTAATGCTCATTGCTCCAGCTTCAAGATATGCTCTAGAACTGGTAGGCATATGGTGAGCCATATCTATAAGCGTACCATTGATTTCAATGAGGGCTTTGTCGCCACACCATTTTCCGTTAATCTTGGTAGCAATATATTCTTCCCAATTCTTAACATGGCACTCTGTGCCAGCCGTTAAGTAAGTTACAGCAGAGGCACTAGAAAGGGGCTTAATAGCCTCTATAGCGGCATTTGAATGATCTAGGCAGTCTTGTGCAACAACTTCTTTTGTTCCATGATGAATGCCCTCTATCAAATCACCATTGAGGAACAGAGCAAATGGATCTTTTCCAAAATGTTTTATGCCTTTCTCAACTGCATCTTGCCAACATTGCCAAAGCCATTGCTGATGGAGATTTTTTCCTAACCCAATTTTGTTTCCTGTCTTTGTTTCAAATCCATCGGGCCACAAACCAACTGATGATCCGCAATGCAAATCGGAAACAACAATTGCTCCGACAATAGGTTTATTAGTCATTGGATTGGTTTGGGAGACTTTGAGGAGGTCGATCCGAAACCAAGTTCTCTAATAGAGTTGAAGCATCTCGTAAAGAGACTTCTTCATCTCTCATCATTTTTGCAAGAAGATGACATAGCTTTACTCGCTCGGTCAAATGATGGAGATAGCTGATTAGATCAAGCTGTTCATCTTTAAGATTCTGTGCATACCACCCTGCACCAGCAGTCCAGAATTGAGTCTTATGCTCTTCACTTCCCTTGATATATTTATCAAATCCAGCAGAAGTTGCTTTAGACCAAATATCAAAAGCATCTTGTTCTGGAGTCATATCATTTAGCTCTAGGCTTTCGTTTTGTTTTTGCTCTGGGTTTTTGAATAGACCCATAACTAACTCTAGCAGGTCGTAGATTCGCATATGGTTTTGCTGATGTTGTGGTTGCTATTTTGTTCATAGGCTGTTGAGAAATCGTTGCCATAATCTTATGGGTTTGATACAGCCCGCTACATTGCATATGTGGCAAGGATGTACATGGCAAGCACTTAATTCTCTACCACATTCTGGGCATAACCTATTCAACCAACAGATAAATCCAACGAATATTCTCCAATACCTTTTCATCAGAAAGTGATATGCATCACTTGGCATGAACAATCTGCACCATTCTTATCTGCTTCATCAATATCGGCAAAGATTACAGAGTTGTTAAACTTGTCCATCGTCGTGAGTATCCACTCCATACTCTTGCGATAGTTTTCAAACTCTGGTTGGAACATTCCAGAAATAACGATGTTTTTGTCAGGTATTCTTATCAAATTGGTAGCTCCTGTTGCTTCCATCTCTTTAGGAACAACAATTATATTGGCTAATTTCTCAAGCCGCTTGAAGGATTCTGAATCAATACCAGAGCGGCAAACCAAGAAGTTATCTTTATCAATGACATGGATTACACAATCCAGATGATACAAATCATCACTCACCATCTTCATGGGGATAATCTCTACACCAGCTTTCTTTGAGATCCATTCCTGTGCCTTCCAATCAGAGAATTTTCCGTGACCGCCAAAGTAGATATTGTCTTTCCAATGCTTTGTCTCTGCTTCTCCCTCCCATGAATGTGGAGGTTGGAGAACAGTATATCCCATCTTCTCAAAGAACCTACGACCTGGCTCCTCCTCAATCTGCCTTCCATCAGCACTCATCTTGGCGATGAAGATAAAAGGATCTACAGACAATCCAAGGTTGGCGACAAAATGCTGATCCTGTGCTCCAGGTGTAGGAGGAAGCTCAATTACCTTAACTCCAAGAGCAGTAATTAGTCTCTTGATTCTTGTGTACTGACGCATGGCCCTTTCAGTATCAATCTTCTGTCCCTTCATAAACTTGTTGTTTGGGATAGCCGTCGACAAGTATTTAGGAGGACACATCAAAAAGCTAGGTTTCCGTTTATACTGACCGCCTCCATATGGAGTAGAATCAGAACTTCCTAAGAGTTTAGAAACAGAAGAGTCTACTTTTCCATGTATCACAGAGGGAATTATAGAACCACCTTTGAAGTCTTGGGGAGAAAACCTAGCCATAAGTGTTAAAAGTATGACGCTGTTTAAGAGTTGCGTCAATTCTAACTTGCTGTTATAAAAAACAAAGCTGGTGAGAATGGCGTTCTCAACCAGCTTTTAACCTCAACCATAATGTGTCTATGAATGAAGCTGATGTAAATGTATTCCATTGTGACAATGGATCGCAAGCTCAATGCTTGCACAAAAAATTGTTGATCAAGTTTTGGAAATATTTCCTTGAAGATAAATCTGTCAAAGGGCCAAACAAAATCAAAAGGGAAGCATTGAGGGGCAATTTCAATGGTGGTCTAAAAAGCAAAGAGGAAAGACTAAATGTTTTAATTGACTATGCAAAAATCGTTATTGGATGGAAAACTGATCCATCGAAAAAACGAACACAATTTAATCAGATTAAAAAAACACTTCACAGAGTAGAGTTAAAAATAAACATCAAATGTTTTGTTTGCCTTGAACCAGCACATTGCCGACATCACATAATACAACTCCAAAACGGGGGATTGAACCAGAAGAAAAATGTCGTCAGCCTTTGTAACGGATGCCATGCCGAAATACATCCATGGCTAAAAACTCTAACAAACCCCCCTACCCCCCAGAAAAGATTTGCTAGATAAAAATCACTACCCTCTGCTTTTGCTGAAGGCAGTACATTTTTACCCAACCATCGGGTAAGGAGTTTTGATTCTCCAAAGCCGTTGTTGTTGGGTCATGTGGTACGAATTCACACCCACCCTCACTTGCTGTAACGGACAAGCCCCGCCGAGTGGTGAAGCACTACAGCGGGGCTTTTCTTTTTGTTTTAGGAAAGTGTTACCAGAATGCTTCACCATTCAGATGCGGTGAATATGTTATTGACTAATCCATGCGTCAACAATAAATTTTCTTTGGAGCTTAAGGGATACCGCAGCTCCTATACCCTCGACCGCCTTCTCCCCTTGAGTCGCAGAAACAAGGAGGATCGGCACTTGGGTTTCTTCAAAGGTTCCTCGCCCCTGAAAAATCTCCAATGGGGATTTCCTGCGAGATAGGGGGCGAGGTCATCTACTAATTGTAAATGAATTAGTACTTGATTGTATATATGAACCTAAAATCCATCTTCATCACAACTGCTTCCACCATATCCCCAATCATCTTGATCCTCTACTTCTTTTCCAACTCCATTTTTAGAATACACAAGTTTTTCTTCCCAATCCCTAATCTCTAGGATGTCCAAGGATTCTTGCTCTTCTTCAAAAGTAAATTCCAATCCTGCCTTGCGTAGCATTTCAACGGCATAGGTCAAAGAATCAGCCAAATCGGGTGATTTCTTGATGCGTTGCTTCATATCCAGTTTTTTCTCCACAGCAACTTTTCTGCCCTTGTGGAAATAAAGCCTACTGCAAAGTTCGTTTACCAATGCGGTATGTTTTTCCACATTAATGCCAAGCAAACTTTGCGTTGACATAGCCGTATGCACCTGGAACCAAGACTCCGTAACACGCCGATCATACGCTTCCTTGGCAGTACGCTTATCCAAGCTACTGATTTTCCTCTCCGTAGGCATACCCATAGAGGAAATAGGGTGAATAAACATAGCTTCTGGATGGAATTTGCCCCATTCAATGATTATTGCCCGTAGCATCTTGCCGCCATCACCAGAAATATCCAATCCAAAGTCCCTTGGGTGGACTCCATACTCTACGCAATCCTTTACCAATTGCATTGCAATGGATTCTTCAAAGACATCACCCACAGAGGAGTTATATTCTCTTGTGCCAAGGTAGAATCCAACCCTACGACCAGTATCATTTGGCCCATATCGGCAAAAAGTAGCCGCACATCTATCTCCTCCAGCCGTAAATGCAGGGTCAAATCCACAAACTACCTTTGTTCTGTCACTCCAAGTAGGTTCCCAAGCTATATCACAGGCTTGGATGAACTGTTTTGAGAAGATGGTTAGTTCTACAGAGGAATCGGGCCACCAACCATAGACATTTCGCCAATATTCTAGGGCATTTTTATTGCCATAGCATCGTTTTAGGGTATTTGCTTCGCCTTGGATGGTCAAAAACCTATCAAATGGGGGAACTTCAGCGTTTGGTAGTTTGAAATTAGGACTATCTTCTCCCGAAAGGTGCAAAGCAACCCCTGTTCTAGTAGTCCATTTATGGGTATAGCGGTTTACTGCATCCCATTCCAAGGGATCGTCTGGCTGGCACAACTCTGTATGGGGATTATTGGCAGTATTTGATGGGTTTGCCAT